CGATCTAGCCGCGGCTTGAGGGTGGCCTGGAATTTCCAATCCTGCGCCGCTTTGTGGACCTGGTGCCGCCAGTCCTTATCGCCAAAGCGCAAGAGCCAAGTTGTGCCGCCTACTTTTTTTTGGCGATCACGTTCAGCACTTTGACCAGCAGCTGCACCCAGCTGTTTTCGCGGATCGGCAGCAGGGTGATGATTTCACTGCCAGCAGCTGCAACGATCGCAATAGCTGCAAGAACGGTGGGATCCATTGGGGTGGTTTGACTGGTTGAAAATTAGCCCCGGCTTTCTAGATGACGCAACCGGCGTTCGTGATCGTCTAGCCGTTCTTTGTGATCGCTTCGCAATGCCGTGATCTGCTCCAGGATCAGAGCCATGCGGGTGTCCATAACGCTGGCACGTTTGTCGATACGCCAAAGCGCGCCGACGCCAGCGACTATCGCGGCTGTGATCAATGGCGTGATGAACGGATCCACAGCTGCGATCTGTTGCGTTCAGTCTATCGAAGGCGGGCGCCACGGATCAGCCTGACCGCGCAGGATTACAACGGCTCGGCGGTAGTAGTCACAGTCGGTTTTGCCTGCTGCTTCTAGTGCTTCTTTGATTTTCCGCCAGTTTTCTAATTTTTCAGGGTCCATTTAGCGGGCACAGACTGTGCGCTGTCTAAGCCGCTCAACTTCTGCCTGCAAGACCTGAATAGCGGAATCTTGCTTAACGTCGTCCGGCAGTGCGCCCATCTCACCACGCGGCCAGAGGATACGAAACTCTGTGTTTTGTTCCACGTTCATGCCCATTTTCATCACTTCATGCTCGACGTGATAAAGCTTTGAGTTGATGCCGCTCGCCCACCAGACGGCAATACCAGCCTGCACGGCGATAGCAAGGATGCCGCCAATCAGCTCAAGGTTGATTTTGTCCACAGCAGCTAAACGGCTAGCAGCCGTCCCGGAGTTGTTGCTGTAGGTATTCTCGCAAGGCTCTATCGTTTGGCGTTTTGTCCGCCTTTAGATCCAGCTCAAAAATCCGATCCCGTAGTTGCTGCTTACGGGCTTGGCAAAACTGCTGTTTGACTTCTGCTGATTTGGCGTAGCGCGAGTCGATGGTGACCGTCGTCGCCACAACAGTGGTTAGCAACGCAAGCGCACCACCGAGCAGCGACAAACGGCTGTCCATTTATCTGCCTTGACCGCGTAAGGGCTTCTTACCGCGCCGACGAGGGCGGGAATGTTGCCCGTAACCCTGGGATGTGGTCTTGGGACGACCGGCTTTGTGCTCAACCCGCCCCAGTGCGGTTTTTGATTTGACTGCCATTAGTCGTCAGCAGGAAGCGGTTCGTTGCCTTCTGCTAACCATTCTTGAAACGGCGGATGATCAGCACTACAGGTGACACGGATCACGCCATCGTCATCAATACGGGCGTAAATAGTTTCTCCTGCAGAATTTGTGTTAAAAACTTTGTAGGTCATAGTTCAGCACTCCAAGCGAGGTAAGCGTCAGCGGTGTTTGAATTGGCTTTAGATCCTTGCCCTGCGGTCAATCCACTCGCAACTTGAAAATAAATATCGCTTCCAGTGGTAGAACCGTGGTCAAAAAATGGCACTGCATTGCAAGTAGCAGCTGTAATAAGGTAAAGAATTCGATAATCACTTGCGGTTCCTGATGTTTCAAGTGCCGTCGGTGCGGCTCGCATAGTTACTGGAAACGGTGCAAATGCTTGGCAAAGGGTGGTGTTGCGGTTGTAACCTAAACAAAAGGTGTCATACTGTCCGGGTTGAATTTTGTAATAATACCTCTGACACCTCGCCAGCTCATCGCCGTAGCTCCGGTGTTCAAACGGTGTGGCGACGGATCCGACTTCTAGTTGGACGCCTGTGATGTAGAACGTGGCGCCGTTGGTGCCGACTACTGATGTTGCGCCTGTTACAGAATATGGAGCGCCGCTAACCCAAGCCCCTGCCGTTCCAGATTGAACAGAGCCAGAACCTAAGCTCCAGAAAACTCTTGCTCCAATTCCGTTAGTAGCGCCTACCCAAGTCCCAGTTGTGTCTCCAGCAATAGTTATGGCTATTGGCGTCCAAGTGTTAGCAGAAGAAACTGTGTAACTAAAAGGGTAACTACGGCCTTGATTGCTGCTTTGTATAGCCCCACCAAATGTTCCTGTCAAACTTGAGTACACTTGAAAGGACAAAGTAACTGTTTTTGCATCTGCCGTACCCCACGATGCATCAGCAAAATTAAACCCTTCAATTGCTTGTCCCAACGCAAAGTAATCTGTGGAAATAACCGCATATGCAGACAATGAAGTAGCGCCTAAGTAATTACTGTGTCCCACTGGTGGAGTTACTGCCCCAGCGTTCTGCTGTAGAGAGAATTTAGATGGTTGGTTACAGAAACCAAACCAACGGTCAATACTATATGTGTATGCGTTTGCTGGAATCGTTACCGCAGCCCCGGCATTTCGCTGGTCAATCCGCATATCACCGTTGATGATCTTATTGCGGTTGCTAAGCGGTCCACTAGAAGGCATTGCCACGCCATCAACCGTGACGTGACCGGAGGTGTCAATCGAAACGCCGCCGCTAGACGTTGACGGGTTTTGGATGGATGTGACTTTTAAGGTGCTCATTTGTTTGCCTCCAGTGCCAGCTTAATTTCTTCAGGGGTAGACGCGCCATCAATCACGTCTTGAATCAACGCATACTTGAGGCGAATGTCAGACCGTGCCGTCTCAGCAGCTACTGCATCAGTACCAGGGATTTGCTTGGCGATGATGTCATCAAAGGGTTTGAACTCTTCAGCACGTTGCTGACGGCGGATGTCATGCCCCAGTGCTTTGCATTTGTCAAGGTCGTGCTCTACGCAGCAGTCGCCCATCACCCACGCATTGCGGAAGAAGCGGTCGCTGGGGATAGCATCAACATCAACGATCTCATAGGGCACACCTTCGGGCACATCTTTGAGTGCCAGTTCGACGGATTCGATAGGGATGATCACCGCTACGCCGCCGGATTCAGTTTGGTAAATAATTCTGTTCATGTCGGTTAGCGCAAGATTGCGACTGATACGAGAGCACAATCGTTGACCGCGCCAAGGTCATTGTCCGTGTGAATTCGGCAGCTACCTGTAGCAAGCGCAGTTGTTCCGCGAGGAGACAAAATTCTTGCTGAAGTATTAGTTGCAGAGCTTAAAGCGGCGCTTCCTGTAACCGCGTAATTCACATCAGATAACGCAGTCGTAAAATTCACCGTATAGTCACCAGTCCCGTTATCCGTAATGCTGCTCACGTTGTAGCTAGCGCGGATTGCAACAGTGCCGGTACCATCGAAGTTTACCCAGGCTTTGCAGAGTTGAGCGTCATTTGCGACGCCTGGACCCCAGCTAAGCGCGCCGCTTCCATTAGTTTGCAATGCTTGTCCACTCGTGCCATTCCCATCAGGCAGGATCAGCGTGTTGCTACCAGCGGTTGCCGGTGCATCAATCTCCACATAGCCGGATGTGGAACCGTTAAGGCGTAAAGACATTAGTCAACCTCCGGTTTGGGATACTTAGCCTTCACAGCGGCACACGCTGCGTAGTACTCGTCAAGTTTGGTGTTATCGCCTTGGTTCGACCAGTACAAGGCGTCAGCAAGATCAGCCAGGTCCGGGTATTCCGGTTGGCGATTGCGTTGGTATTGGCTTTTTTCGTACTCAGTTCTTTGCCGATCCATTTCGGCTTCGATCGCCTCGTTGGTTGGCTGCTGAATATCAGGACTAAGCCAAGTTACTGTGCCCCCGTCGATGCTGTATTCAGCTTTTGGCGCGAGAACATCCAGCGCTGTTCCTTTTGAAATAATCATGCCGCGACCTCTACTGCCATAAGTGTAATTGTGGAGAACCTGTCACCGCCTCTATTATTAACCCAAACTCCGCCCACAAGAGTCAACCCTTTGTATGTGTAAGTAAGCTCTGAAGTTGACGAGTGTGCATCGTCATAATGAAACGTGCAATGAGGTACAAGTATTTCAGAATCAACAGCGCGATACTCTGTTAAATAATCGCTTGTGTCTGTGTCATCAGTGGCTAAATTTGTTGTGCCTCTAAAAAATGTTGTTCTTAACGCTCTGTTGGATGCGTTGGTAATTATTGTTCCGCCTAGTGCTAGGAGAAGAATAGGGTTGGACGACGAAGTTGGCGTTATAGTTACTGACATAATGTCAACATGCGTACTACTGTTGACTTCCTGGTTTGCTGTTTTTTCTGTTACTTGAACCTGCAAAATAGTTCCAGCAGGCAACGCTCCAGTGGTAATAGCTCCAGATGCCAAATCAGCTGCAACAATGCTTCCATCAGGCAGTCCACCTGCCGTTAGTCCGGTAATGCTTCCGGTGCCGTTGATCGAAATTGCCATGATCAGACGATCACCCAGTTGGATCCTGACGGTATCGTAACCGTGATGCCGGAATTTATCGACACAGGTCCAGCGCTGACAGCGTTTGCGGTTGCCCCAAGCGTCGTGCCCAATGTGTAATCAGTGGTGACGGTCTGACCGTTCTCGATGAAAATTTTGTCCGAGCCGCCGCCTGTTGCCCCACCGCCTGCAGCATCTGCCCATTGCGGTGCGCTGCCTGTGCCTTGGCTAGTCAGAACTTGACCGCTTGTGCCGTAGTTTGTGCCGCTTAAGCCGATTTCGCCGTTGGTATGGATGCGGAACTTTTCGGCATTATCAACCGTGACGACAAAGCGACCATCAGAGCCGCTGTCGATAACCTCCGCGCTGGTATCGCCTTCAATGATCCGATCAGCGCTGATGCCAGACAGGGCGTTGTCAACGTAGTTTTTGGTCGCCGCATCCTGAGGATTACCCGGATCTGCCATCCCGGTGATGGCATTTGTGCCCATCGCAATGGCACCGGTCATCGTGCCACCAGCTTTCGGCAGTGCAGCAGCGGCTAAGTCATAAGCCGATTTGACAGCGTTAGGCGTCGCAGCGGTTGTGGTGCTTGTGCTGCTGGTGGAATCAGTCAGCTGAACCGCGCCAGCGTTGCTTGTCGTTGCGGCTTGAATTTTGCTGCCTGCAATAGCAGCCGATGCACTGACTTCCGAATTAGTGATGCTCAGGCTTAGCTTGCTTTGCGCGATTGCAGCGCTTGCATTGATGTCACCGTCAACAATCGTCCCATCAAGGATCATTGCGCTGGTGACTGTTCCAGTGTCAGTCGTTTGAACCAGCGTGCTGTCTAGGTAGGCGGCATCAATCGCGCTGCCCTGCCAGGTGCCGCTTGAGATCGTGCCAACACTGGTCAGGCTGCTGCTGACAACCGCACTGCCAAGGCTGGTGGCGTCTAGGACCTTTGTGCCAGCGATGCGGTATTCCTTGCCGCTTGCAATGTTGACATGCTCGCTAAAGGTCCAAGCGTCGGTTGTGTCAATCCAAGTGATCGTCTTGTCGGTGGTGCCTTTTAGCGTGATGCCGCCACCGTCTGCCGTTACATCGGAGGGCGTATCAACCACCCCCATTTCGATATTTTTGTCCTTGACCAGCAGGGTCTCAGTATCAATCGTGGTGGTCGTGCCGTTGACCGTTAGATCACCCTCAATCGTGACGTTGCCCGCGATGGTCGGGTTGTCGGTCCAGCTGACGTCAGTGCCATCAGTGGTCAGGATCTGATTAGCCGCGCCGTTCGCCAGCTTGCTGACGGCAATCTCAGCAGCCGCTGCAATATCAGCATTGACCAGCGGGTAAGCGCTCAGCTGTGTCCCGTAGATGTAAGGCAGCGAGTTCCAGGCCGTTGCCCCATCACCAATCTTGAGTGCGCCAGTCGTCGAATCACTGACGTAACCGATCTCACCCAACAACAGAACCGGGTTGGCACTGGTCCAGTTCGCCGCCGTATCGCGTCGCTGTTGCTGAAGAGCGGTAAGGGTGACGGTCATGTGGCTCCGGGCGGGCTAATGATGTTGTCCCGAGCGGGCGTTGCTGCTGCTGCCCCTCCATCAAGGATATAGCTTCTGGCTGGGCTTGCCGGTGCTAACTCGCCATCAAATACAAGGTCGCCAGTGTCGATTGCATAGGTGACCAACTCAACGTCAACACCCCAGCGACCGACAATCCCATCGGTAACAGTTGGCGCGCCTGCATAGCGCCAGGCGTAATCACTAAGCAGTGGGATGGGCGGCGTTGCGTACCCGCTCCACACTTCCGCCGACAGAAAGAAAATATCAAACGTGCCTTGGCGGTCAATGTAGTGCGCTTTGATTTCATTGACCTGCGACTCAGTCAGGTTTGTGAAGCTCAGCGATAACGTCTGGCCATCGCGCCTGTTACCACGCCTGAAACCTGTGACCAAGCCAGACAGCGTGATCTGACTTGATTGCGGGATGTTGCCCGGTGAAAAGGTGCGGGCTGATGGGACTAGCGCGGGGAATGTCATGGTCAGATTGGCACCGTCTCTAGTTCCACGCTGAGGTTGTATCGGAGCGGCGCACCGATCCCGACCTCAAATGGGCCGACATAGCGCCATTGGTAGTCTGCCGCCGGTATTGGCACCGTTGCATAGCCAGACCAGACCTGAGCCGAAAGATCAAACGCAATCAGGCTGCCTTGTTGTTCCTCATAGTGATCAAGCAGCAGTTTGGCCTCTGCTTCGGTCAGATATTCAAAGGTTATGGTTAGCCGCTGGCTGACGCGATCGGTGCCGGTTTTAAATCGCACTTGGCCACCGCTGGCACCCTCATGAATCAGCTGTGGATAGTCGCCGTAGGTCAATGCTCGGGTGCTTGGCTCTAGCGCTGGAAACGTTGCCATCAGATCACCTCAAATGTCCCGTTCACAACCTCATCACTAATTTTGGCGATGTTGCTGCCGTCAACGGGGAAGTGCATGGCGCTGATGGTGCTTGTGCCGTCGCTTTCGTGCTTGACGTTTGTGACCTGATACCAATCGGTTTCGGTGCGGTTGTCGCCCTTGCTGCTGATCCGCTGCCGGGTGACGCGAATGATCTGGGTTGGGATCAAACCCGACGTGAGCAACGGGGTTGAAAAGCTAATGCTGTGGGTTGAATACTTCCGTTTGGCCAGCTCATACTTGCCAAACAAAATTGCATGAGCCTGAGACGCGCATACATCAGTCATGTCGTACTGAACGCTAGGCGCGTCGTTGCCGGTGGCGGGATAGCGGACGATATTGGTTCGCTGGATGCCGATATTCAAGGGTTCCACTTCGCGCCAAACCAGACTGATATTGATTGCGCGGCGATCCTCTGCGGCTGCATATTGCTTTGTAAATGAACCCGGCAGGATGTTGTCTTCAGTAAAAGTTGCGGCAGGTGTCAGTGCTGTTACATCAATTTGATGGCTGCCATTTTTAGGCAACAAAGGCTGAAAGCTGTAGCGCCCATTAGTTGAAACGAATGACAAAAGGAAGAATGGGGCAACGCTTGAAATGAAATCAATTACGTTCAACGACTGATCAACGACACCATTGCAAAAAGTCGCGTTGTTTGTGCAATAACTGGCGATGTCCTGCAGGTTACTGGTATCAATGGGCGCAGCTAGATCATCCGTTGATGCGCCGTCAACCCGTTTGATGATCTTGAATAGATGCATTGCAAGGTCAACAAACTGATTGCTTGCGCCCTGCGTATAAACCCCACCGCTCAAGCCTGCACTGTATAGGTCAACCTTGCAGCCGTTGTCGTAGTAGATGCAAAGCTGCCGGGTAGTGGTTGGATAACTGCCGGAGCTAGGCGCGTCAAAAATGTTGCCGTCAATTTCCAAAAAAGTAATGTCGGCAAATGATGTGAAGTTGGCGCTAGCGCTAGGCGAAGCCGGATCAGCATAGGTGCTCAGGTGGTCCTCAATTTGGATTCCCTCCAGTGTGCCAGTGCTGGCAGGATTACTGGGGTTGATCTGATTATTGATCGTTGCATTTTGGTAGATGACTGAATAGGGACCATTGGCGCCAAGGTCGGTGAAGTAGTTGGCATTGGGTGCCGTGTATCCAGAGCTAGGGATTCTCTCAATAGTTCCGACAGTATTGCCGCCAGTTACGCTCCCGCCGGAATAAATTCCGTTCCAATAAACAAACGCCGTGGGGGAAGGCGTAATTCCAAGCGCCGCCCAATACGCTGACGTGAAATCTGTGCCATCATCTTGGTTAATGAATGTAATATCTGTTTCTGCAATCTGCACTACTGAGTTGCTTGTGTCTCCTGTTCCCCTAGTGATGACGTTGTAATAGTTGTAAAGCGTGTCCCAAGATGGGAGGCGGTCAGTGAAACTGCCGGAGCCAAAAACTTCCTGAAGATAGGAATATGTATTGAGATCGCAAAAGATATTGCCGCTTGTAATTGGGCAGCTATTCTTTGATGCCGCCATTGTTGCGGCTGATGAATAATAATGAGTGAGCGTTATCGTTCCCGGCTTTGAGCCAATGTTTTCGTTGCCAGTCCAAGCCAAGTAACGCTGAGGCGAGCTAATCATTTCGCCCTGGGTAATTGCATACAAAAACGAACCGTCAAAGTTATTGGTTGCCGTTTTGACCATTGACGGCTGAACCCACGCACCGCCTACGCCACCAGCGCGTTTGCAAAACACAATCGGGACTGTATCGCCCGCAGTTGCTAAAACTTGTTGTTTGCCAATTTCACCTTGCGGCTTTTTGCTTTTTGTTGGCGTTGAATCGCTGCGCTCTGCTGTGGTTCCCAAGCGTCCAGCGGGCTGCTCTCTTGCGGATGACATATTCATCGCCATTAGATCAGCCCCTCAGCCTTACGGTAAGAAATGCAAGCGATGGCAAGATCAGTGCCAATGCTGAGCAGGCCGCCACCAGTGGCATTAGTGACGCACGTTGGACCAGTCAATGCATTGCCGTCCGCGTCCTCATAGATGGTGACGCCATTAACAACCTTCAGGACCACGCCGCTACGAACAACACCATCAGCGCAGGTGGCAGTCAAATTAAACCCAAACACCTGCTCCATCATTCCCCAATCTGACGAATCAGCATGTCTGCCGCAATTTTACGGGTCGGGACCTGCGGTTTCAATTTGTTGATTGCTGGATTGATGGTCCAGCTGACCGTTTCATCACTAACGCTTGCGCCTTCAATGCTGCCGATGTAGCGACTGATCAGCTGGGCGCTTGCCGCATCGAAAGCATCCTCGCCTGCGTTTTGGATATAAAGCGAAGCGATCACAAGGTTGTCAGCTGCAATCGCTGCATCCGTTACGTCCACAAGATCACCAGTGGCCGCGGCTGTGATGCTCAAATCGTTGATGCTTGCGGCCAGCGTTGAACCAAACCCGTCAGCATCAAACGGCAAATAAACGTAGACGCCAGTGGCGTTGGCATCAACACTAAGAGATTGCGCTACTTGGTAGAAGTTTTGCCACTGCCTAGTAGGCGTGCGATTCCCTGAGCCATCAACCACACTGGTGCGGTCGGCGTAATACTCCAAGAAACACATAATGTCGTAATTTGCCATCAGGCCAGCCCCAGCTGTGCGCGCACATTGCCGTCACGGCGGATTATGTCAAGCGTTTGTTGCACGCCGGCTTGCACAGCTTTGGTCATCTCTTGCGTCGTCACAAAATTCTGGCCGTTCATCTGAGTTACTGGCCCGGTTTGAATGTTGACGTTTGCATTTGCCGGAGCAACAACGCCGCCCTCAGCAAAACGGGGAATGACTCCAGGGCCGCGAACGCCGGACAAATAAGCTGCCGACGCTTTACCCATCTTGGATGCCGGGATGATGTATTCAGGCTCTCCGCCTTCGCCCACCATGGCCAAGGTTGGGCCATTAACAACGCCACCCTCTGCAAACTGAGGAATCTCAACGTTTGGCAAATTTGGAATTGTTGGAAGTTTGAGGCGCCTTAAGGCAGCGTTGGCCGCGTTGATAATGCGGTTGATTGCATTGACAACGCCATTTATTGCAGTAGCAATGCCTTGCAACATGCCATTGACAATGCCTCTAATAAACCCAATGGCTGTTTGGATTGGCGCCTTGATTGCTTCGCCAATCCTGTTAAAGATTTCGCCTAAACCTTGAAGCAATCCTCTGCCAAGGTTAAGCACCGGATCAATAAAAGTGTTTTTGTACCACTTGGCGGCATCCATGAAAATCTGGCCGATCGCTTGAAACGCTTGCCCGATCTGATCGCGGAAAGCAAAGATCGCAATACCAGCCGCAACCACGAGGCCAACAATCGCCAATGGCCCGGCCCCAAACACTGCAACCAATGTGGTCCCAAGAGTGCCAATCACGCTAATGATTGGGCCAATCGCAGCAACCAAACCGCCAAGCAATGGACCAATCGCAGTCAATGCGCTAATCACCGGAGCAAATACAAGAGCAATAGCGCTTAGTCCTGCAAACGCTGCAATGAAGCCTTGCACCGGAGCTGGCAAGCTTTGAAAAGCGTTTAGCAACCCTTCAACACCGCCCACAATCGACTCAAATGCAGGCAGCAATGATTCAGTAATTCGCAATGCAAGATCACCAAATTTCTCCTGCATCGTTTCCAAACGATCGTTAAATGCTGCAGCCTTATCCGCAAAATCCTGCGTCAAGCTAGTGCCCATATCGCGCACAGCATCGCCGCCATTATTCAAAAGCGGAATCAACTCATCACCGAGTTTTGCGCCAAAAATGTCGGCTGCAAGCGCCGCTTTTTCTGGGCCATCTTGCATCGCCTTAAAGCGATCGGCCACATCCAGCATGACCTCATCACTGGCGCGCAGTTTGCCATTGGCGTCTGCAACCTGAATACCCAACTTGTTGAAAGCATCAGCAGCTGGACCAGTGCCCTTTGTTTGGGCGTCGTACATATTGCTGGCCAGCGTTTTGAAGCCTTTGCCTAACCCCTCAATACTGGTGTCGCTTAACTCTGCAACCTTGCGGAACTTATCAAGCGTCGGAGCTGCAACGCCTGTCCGTTGCGACAGTTTGGACATAGCATCTGCCGCGTCCAAATTGTCCTTGGCAAATTTTCCTAGTGCTGCAACGCCAATCACCGGCAGCACGGCACGCATCGCGCCGAGAGCGCCAGCGGCTGCGCCTTTAAGCCGCCCCATGGCGGTTGCCGCTTTGTTTGATTGATTTGTGACGCCTTTCAAGCCGTTCTGCAGGCCGCCGATCTGCTGCAAGCCCGTGACATTGGCCCTGATCGTCAGGACAGTTGTCATGTCAAGGGCCATGGCTACTTGCTGCGCTTGTTCATGCCTGCAATCACTGTAGCTTCAATGATCTGCAAGTCTGCAAGCGTGGTCACTGGGTCTTTAATTTGCAGCAGATCAAACACCCATCGCACTGGTCCATAGTCCAAGCCGACAACGCCGCCAGCACTTGTGCGCCATTGCGTTTGGACCCTTAGAAATACTGCGACCGCTGGCCAGGCATCAGGCAAAACCTCAAAATCCTTTGGCTTCTTTGACGGTGGCGGTTCAATACCCAAAACGGCTGCGTCTGTAGCCGTGTCGTCTACCTCCATGCCACCGAGCCAATGCTCAGCGGCCTCTATTAGTTTTTTCTTTTTTCCTCAACCAAAGACTCGAAATAAGCTTCGATCAAAGCGCCAGCCAGCATTGGCACGTCAAGCAGCTGCGCTTTTGTGCCCTTAGTAAAAGGAACCGGCTCACCGTCACCATCGATGATGCCATCCCAGCCGACCAAGATTTCGTCGGCAATGCTTTGATCTGAGACGCCGTTTTCCAAATCCTCGCCGCGCTCTGCAGCTTTGATCCGCTGCTGCGCCAAGAGTTGGATTTGGTTGATCCGGCTTTGTGGCAGACGCTTAAATTCAGCCTCAAACGTCTGCTTTTCTCGTTTCCCACCGTCAGCCGGTTGCTTAAAACTGACCGGCCAACGGAAGGTGTCCGAGGTTTTTAGGACAAACGCCACGCTTTAGGTGTAGACCAATTCCAGCTCATCATTGCCCGAATCGGTCGGAGTGGCAATGTATGGCAGCGTAAGCATTTGGATGCCATCCTCATCGCTATAGGACGGGTTGCCCAAATCGATCTGGCTGGCCGTGAACGTGACGATGTTGCCGGCCGTCTGGCCATGCTGGAAGGTCAGGTTTCCGTTGCTGCTGCCGGTTGCATCGTTAAAGAAGTTATGGGTGCCAATGGCCACAGCTTCAATCATGACCTCACCAGCAGGGGCGCGGTTGCTGATGATCGCCTCTTTAGTGCCGCCGACCAGCTCGCGGTAGACAATCTCATTGGCCATCTCAAGGCTGAAACTCTGCAGCGCGCCTGCATAGCTGAACACTTGGAAGCCAGTGGTATTGCCGTTCTTGAACACCACCGGGTCAGCTTGGTTGCTGTAGGTCGGGGTGGTCAGCGAAACGTCGCTTGGCGTGTTGTAAATGCCGGTGAATTCAAAGGCGATCGTCGGGATTTCGCCCACAGCGCCATTCAGCGTGAACGTGCCGCGGCAGCCGGTGGCCTTGTGCAGCACGCCATCGTTATTGAAGTAAATGGTGGCCGAGCCAGGCGCTGCGTCGCTATTCGGCGCATAGGTCACGCTTGTGCTTGCAACCACTGTCTCAGTCATGGCGCAGGCTTCAAGCAGCGGGCCATAAGCCGGTGCCGTGCCAGCAGTGCCGGAGCCGGCCAGCTCCACCTCAAAGTTGATCAGCACCCTGGTCTGTGCCAGCAGCTGCTCGGATTGGCCAAGATAAGGCCGGATCAGTTCGCGGTTGACGGTATCGGCTTCAAGCGGCGTCACCTCAATATTGCGAACCAAAATCGCGTTGCTTGAGGCGCTAGGGGTCGGGTCAACCCCATAGCTCACTTCGGCTTCAGCCAGCAGCAACTGGCGGCGAGATAGCAGCGGCATGGCTTGGCCTGAATAACATCAGTCTTTGTCCAATGGTAGCCGTATTAGCTACTGGTCAGATCAGTCAAAGACGTTCGATAACGCACTAGATAGTCACAAGCAATCACACCCGCAGGCTGGTCAGCTTCTACTAAATCAAAGCTGACACCTTGCGGCTGCACGTCGATGGCATAACCGCCCAAAGTCAGGTCGGCCATCATCTTGCTGTGCAGACTCTCAACGGTTGCATCAGCCTGCTGGTCCGGCACGTCGCCGCGAACGATCACAGCAACCCGCACCGTCAAGCTCCAATCAAGCGTTGGGAGGCTGGTGTTCTGCTCCGCGTTGTCGCTGATTGGTTCAACCACAATCGCCGGGCTTTCCTGCCTAGCCAGTGCCTGCACTCGACTGCGCCAAATGCGCGTGCCGACTCCAGTGGTTCCCGCCAGCGTGGTTTTGATCGCGGCCAGAATCGACTCGCGCTTGGTCGTCATGCCTTCACCTCAATAGCTGAGATCCGGCCGCGTTGGAAGCTGATGCTGTCGGTGTCGCTGTGATTGGCCACATACATAGCCACCTCATCACCATCAGCCAGTTCAACCATCCAGAAGCAAAACAGCTTTGCAACCTGACCAGTCGAACCAGAAAACGCCCGGCACTCAGATTGAGTAATCACGCTGCCATTCTTTGCCAAGCCGATGCCAAGCGTATGGTTGTTGCCGGCATAAGCATCCATGCTGGCCTGCACCTGAAACAGCTTGGTAGCGCCGCTGTCGTTCTTAATCGCAAAAGTGTCAGACGTGCCCAGCACGGTCTGATAGTCAGTGCTGCTATCAAAGGTCGCCGCCAGTCCAGTGCTCTGATAAGTGCCAGCGGTTGCAATTGCAATCGTTCCGCTGGTCATCTTGCTGGCCTGACCCCGTGCCAGCACACCTTCGATGTAATAGCTCAGGCTGCTCCATGCCGTAGAGCTATCCCCCACCTTGAAGCGGCGGGTGTCTGTCTCGACGCCGATCTCACCCGCAAGCAGGATGGGATTTTCAGCTGTCCAATTTGCTTCGGTGTCGCGCCGCAGCCGGATCCTCGCAATGCTGCTCATGCCGCTCCGCCGTCCAAATCATTGCCCTCAAGGTAGCTAGTCCCAGCGGTGCCGCCGTCTACTTCAGGATTAAGCTCAGCAATACCCAAGCTGTCAACAGAATCATCGCTGTCCCCAGCATCTAGGGCGGTCACGGCTGTTATCACGCTAGTTGCAACGCTGCGCTGCAATGCCAGCTCGCAGAAAATGCCGTCGTCTAACAACCGTGTTTCGCGCACCGTATAGGCCGCGCCGTTCACAGTTATCTCAGACCCATAGACCAAATTACCAAAATCTGCCGCCTTAGCTGTCAGCGCATAATCAGTCGTCAAGACCATATCGCCAGCAACAACCTGGCTAGGCATATCAAGGATGCCTTTGCCAGTAACGCTGCCGGCGACACAATCAACGCCGAAATCAGCCAAGTAGGTATCAGGCAGATCAGTCAGCGCCATTGGCCTTTGTTTTCTTGGCGGCTGGTTTTGGAGCAGGCAGCTGATCAGAAGCCTTGCCCAGTTGCATCAGATAGCGCGCAGTCTCGTCACGCACATCAACAACCTGGCCGGCTTCAACGTCGTTGCCATCGGCAACGGTGCTGCGAAGGATTAAAACTTTCATGATGAAAAAGGGGACGGTTGCCCGCCCCCGCTCCTTATCAGGTGGTCAGAGCGTCCTTCATGGCGGCGAAGGATTCGGCGTGCCGAACGGCAATGTCGAGATCCTGCAGAGCCACCACGCGGACGGTGCCGGAGGTGCTTGCGGTGTATGGGTCAACCATCAGGTCGAGGCTGCCCCACATGCCGATGATCAGATCAGCAAAGTTGCCGAAGATGATCGCGGAACACACGCCAGTGCTGGTTCCTTTGTCCAAGTTGGAGGGAACTTGGTTGGTCACGGCCACGTTGTAGCCGTTCATGGAACCATCAGCACCAAACACCGGGATCTCGCCGTAAGTCGAGTTGGTGTAGGTCTGCTTGAGCTTGCCGCGCACTTTCGTGTTGGTCAGATAGCTCAGGCTGCCGATGTCAGCGTTGTCTTGAGCCACTTCGGTCTCAAGGCCGACGATGTTGGCGTAGCTGGGAGCCGCGCCGTTGGTTCCACCAGCGATGGAGCCAATGCCGGAGGTGTTCAGGATGCCGGTGGGCTGGTTGGAAGAACCAGTGCCATTGATGGCAGCACTGTCGATAGCCAGTGCAAGAACGGTGGCAAGGTCGTTGCGGACGTAGCCTTCAATGTCGATGGAGCTTTGCAGCAGCAGCTTGCGGCTGATGTCGCTGAACGCGCCAACGGTCTTGCCGCTCATCGTCACCTGATCGAAAGCAGCTTGGCTTTCGGTAGGCGAGCCGGACTCGGCAACCCAATAAGCAGTGGCACCGCCGGTAGCCCGGGGGATTGCAATGTTGCCTTGCAGGCCGGTCAGCATCTGAGTGCCAAGGCCCATGACCACTGCTTTATTGCGCAGCAGGTCAATGAAGTTGGCCGACAGCAGATCGGTGGCGACGGTGTAACCACCAGCGCTGTTAGTGCCAACGTTCAGGTCGCGCTTGAGAACCTCAGCGGGAACCATGATGCCGCGGGACTCTTTGCCCATGGCAGCAGCAGCGGCCTCGCTCACCTCATACTCGAAACGGGCAGCCTCTTGGGCCTTCCGATCGGTGGGGTGGGCAAGAGCGTTGATTGCGCGAATGAAAGAGAAGTTGCGAACTTCTTTTTCGGTCAGGCCAATCTCGGCGGCCTTTTCGCTGACGGGCTTTTGGGTAGAACCCAGGCGCTCAAGAACAGCGGCGCGAGCTTCGTCGATGGACTTGCCACCGCGAACCAGTTCGCCGGCCAGATCGCTCAGGTTGTGCTTATCGCACAGGGAAGAAATACCAGAGATGCGGGAGCGCTCAGCCTCGGCGGCTTCGGCCCGCACCACTGCCAGATCAGGGGTGGTGTTTTCCATTGCAGGAATGGGATCAGGTTGAGGTGCTGCCGGAGCAGCAGGTTGGGTTTTGGAATCGAGCGAACGCCCGAACCCAACTGACGGATCAGCTGGGATCGCGACGACGCTCAGTTCCAAACTTTTCCAAGACGTTGCGACGAAATCGCCGCTGCTTCGCTCTTCCATCTTTTCGATGGAGTAGCCAAAACTGACGTTGCGAAGGATTCCATCTTGGACATCACGCAAGATTTCTTGCGCAAACTCATTGCGGCTGAACCGCACGCGGGCGTAACCCCGACGAGATTTGTCGTCGATGTACGCACGCTCTACAACTCCGATCACGCGATCGGGGTCGTGGTTGAACAACAGCGGAGCGCCGTCGTTCAGGCGACTGAGGTCAGCAGCGCCTCTGTCGTGGCTCAGAATTTCGTTTCCGAAATACCGGGCCACGGGGTACTCAGAACTAAACGGGAACTCAAAAGTCCGCTCGTCTACATCGTCAAAGGTGGTGACTTCGGCCCGCTTGTACTGGCCTTCTAGATCGCGCAAGTTCAATTCCGCCGCAGGGGCCTCCTCTGCAGGTTCTGCAGTCACTTCCTGCTCAATTTCTAGAGCTTCTGCAGTTTCCATCGGCAACGCTGCTATTTCTCCAATCTTATCCGTTCTCATCTTCAGTATCACTGTTGGATTCAGGGCTAGGCATGTCGAGGGCATCCGGCGCAACAATTGGCTGGATAGTGCCAGATGCCTGCATGACGTTGGCATCGGTATCAACAGCAATGCCAAGCTCCTCTAGCTTCTCAAGCTCAGATTTGCGAGCAGCCAACAGCTCATCCAAATCACCGCCCTGCTCGCCAACGACTTGGCCCAAAGTTTTGAACCCGCAACGGATTGCTTCCTTGTAGGCCGCCACTTCCTTCTGCGGATCAACCCAGCCCCAGCCCCTAGGCATCCAACGCACTTTGCGGTAACGCTCAGGGTCCACCTCATAAATCGGCAGATTCAAAACACCGCTCAGAACTGCCAAGTCCAGCCATTGCTCAAACACGCGCTGATTCAAGTTTTCAATCAACCAACGCTGCAGAGTGCGCCAGTGCTCGCGTTCCTCAAGCAAGCTCAAACGGCTGCTGCTGTAGTTGGTTTGGCTGAAATCGTGCGACAAGTTTTCATAACTCACACCCATGCCAGCACTTACAGCGCGGAGCATTGAACGCAAGAACGGCTCAAACTGGCCATCGGGCGCATCCAAGCTGGGCACCGAAACGGATTCGCCAGGTTGCAGGTACTTCCACACGCCAGGCTCGAACGTTGAAACGCGCTCGCCGTCATAAACATCATCTCCAACCAGCTCACCCTCAGGGCTAGTGATGAATCCCATCAATGCGCTGCTAGCGCGGGCGCGGACAATCTCGGCCTCCTCATATCCGGCCAAGTGATGCAGCCGTTTGATGGCAGACGCAAACCAGCTGACCCCACGGGTCTGCATTGGCCGATCCATCAAAAAGAGATGGATGATTTCATCAGCCGGCACACGGGTGCGGTTCTGTGCGTTGGTAACCGTCGCCTGCGGGTATTGATAATCGCCCGGATGCTTATCCAGAAACCAATAAGCAACAGGACGCTGCCAGCGGTCAATTTCCACGCCCATGCGGACGTTGTTGCCAGAACCCGGCGCAATGCCGTTGTAGGTGTCGTCAAGCAGGTCCGCTTCGATCACCTCAAGCCCCAGAGGTACAGCAGAACCGCCAAAGCTCTGCTTGACCATGCGAATCAGAACCTCGCCGCTTTCAGCAACGCTGCGGATCGCAAGCGATTGAATTTCCGCAAAGCTCAGCTTTCCCGCGCAGTGGCAATACTTGCCCCGGCTCCACTCGCGCCATGCGCCCTCGATTGAATCATTGATCGCAACATCGAGACGGTTGCCGCGTTGCCGTTTGACTTGCGATTGGAACCCAATCCCGGTGCCAACGACGTTCTGCGAAATAGCACGCAACGCTTGGCGCGCATAGTCCGAATCACGGACCAGTTGCCGCGCACGGTTGCGCAAAGCCGCAAGACTTGCCCTGATTTCAGCGTCTGCGCTAGTTCCAGTCGTTACCCAATCGCTTGTCAGGCGATTGACCCTGGCGCCCTCAAACATGCGACGGCGTGGGGTGCCGGTTTCAACGGGCGCCGATTCACGGCGGAACAATTCCCGAATCGCAGAACGGACGCCCATCAGAACCTCACGAACAGGTTGTGCGGATTGCCAAGACCGTTCGCAATCATGTCCGCCTTCTGCGCACGCTTGATTTCAGCCTTCAACATACTTTCCCTCTGCATCAATTCGCCCAAGTCCATCTTTGTGAAACTCCGGCTGCCGATGCTGTACTGCTTAGCCCCACCGCTGATCAGCGTGCGGATCGCAGCCTGCACCGCGTCCAGATCAATCTCAGCTTGGCTGCGGCCGTCATACGCTCCCGGCGTGCCCGAATAGCTAAGTGCTGCCAGCACCTCAAGCTGCCCAGCGCCGACCGTCAGGCTTTCGCTCCCATAAGTAGCGATCGACTGCCAGTAGTAATCACCAGCAGCAAGCGCAGCACTGACAGCAGCGCTCAGCGTGAACTCCCAGCCGGTGCCATAGGCACTGCCAACAACCGTCGCGCCTTCGCTTGCTGTATTGGTCCGCAAATACCAAGTCAGCGTCCAGGTGCCGCTATCAACAGCGTTGCCCAGATTGTCCTGCGTCGCATCAACGCGCCACTTCACCGTGTCGCCGGCTCTGATTTGCGCTGGAATTGGAATCGCCACGGCTACCAGTTAGTCGCAAAGCTGCTGGCCGCGGCTTGCGGCTTCTGCTTCGATCTTAGCTTCGGTTTCTTGCCTTCCTCCAGTTCCTGCCGCAGCTGTTCCCACATCGTTGTGCGATTCATCCGCCGGCTAAATATCAACATCGCCGCGTAGGCATAAACCGCACAATCCAGCGCCTCATTTCGATCCCCTGCTTTCTTCACCCATTCCCGAATCGGAAACCCCCGGTGATACCGCAACGCCTGGCGCTCACTCGTTAGCTGCTTGAAATATTCATCATCAGCGGCCATGCCAAAGTTCAACCCGCCTGTTGTTTCGTTATGACGCAACCGCCCAAACAGTGTCGTCTTAATCGTGTCGGTCCCTAGCTGATACAAGGTCACGCCTTTTCTGATCACACGGCCGCGCCAATTCACGTCAACCTTGCTGCCTTTGCCCACTGCCGGGCTATTTCTTCGGCTGCTGCCCTTAATCGCTACTAGGCCCTGCGCCAATCGCTCACGCACATATCGATAGGTTTCATGAGTGCAATGGCCGCCGGTATCGATCGCCATCTGCACAATCTTCAATTCCTTGCCCCCAGCAGTTGCCCACTGGGTTGCCAGCACCTGATCCAGCTGACCCCACACCTCGTTTTGAGTCGGGTCGTTCATCAGCTCCTGATGCCAAATCAGCCACGCCGTCTCGCCTTCACCCCAGCCCCAGACACTGCAGGCCAAACGATTGTCTTGAACGTCAACGCCAGCAGTCAGCAGCACCACGCCCTCAGGGCAGGTGCCTGGCTCATACGCCAACCGCTTCGCCATCAATCCATCAGCACTAACGGCCGCGGCATAGTCTTCGGCCCAAACCTCAGCAAGACGAGTGTTGACAAATGCCTTAAGCGCAGGTGCATCACCCTTGGCGCGCAAGAAATCATCAACCAGCTGCTCCCAGCTGCACCATCCCAGCGGGCTATACAAACCCGACAAATGGAACCCCGCCGTTTTGCCATTGCCTGCAGGTGCCGTCGCGCGCCACTCGCCCGCACTCAAGATCCGCGGCTTGTGCGTCTCTTCAAAACGCTCGCCGCAATGCTCACATTGATAGCGCGCCGTTTCCGGTCTGCCGTCGTCCCATTTCAACTGGCCCCACTTGAGCCACTCCATTACCCCGCACGATGGACACGGCACATAAAAACGCCGCTGATCTGAGCGCTCATATTCCGCCTCGATCCGACTGAAATCCTTCACCGTTGGCGTGCTAGTCAGCAAAATCTTGCGCCGCGCAAACGTCGTCGTTCTCCGCTCCGCCAGCGCTACAGGGTCGCCCTCGCCATCCACATCAGCAGGAAAGGCATCAACCTCATCGCAAAACAAATACCGGCATGGCGCCGACCGCAAACCCGTTGCAGAGTTAGCGCCAGTCAGCAGCATGATTCCGCCGCTGAACTCTTTGCTAAACATCGTGTTTCCAGAATCCCTCGCCCTGGCCGGCGCAATCTTTTCTGACAGGCAAGGCGTATCGGTGATCATTGACTCCAATCGCTGTTTGCTCAAGCGCTTGGCCATATCGACCGTCGGTTGAACGCACAACATCGGCCCAGGCGCGTGGTCGATCACATAGCCCAACCAGTTAGACCCCGCTTCGGTTTTGCCGGTCTGCGCCGCGAACATCATCACCACCCGTTGCACAGCGCTCTCGCTGCTCAGGCAGTCCATCGGCTCCTGTAGGTAAGGCGTCCTGCTCGTCCGCCAAGGCCCAGGCTCAGCGCTTGCCTTGCTGCTGAGCTTTCGATACTTATCCGCCCACTCAGAAACCGTCAACGGCTCCTCAGGCCGCAAACCCTCAAGAAACCCAGCGCGCCACGCATTACTCATTGCACAGCTCCACAAGCGCAGCCCGATGCTCTTGCGTCAATGCCTGATGAATCCTGGCCGGGTCCGTCTCGCCTGCCAGCTGATGACTTAACCGATCAGCCAAATTCGCCAGCGCCTCACGCACACTGCGGCCAAGCTTGAACGCTTCTTTCTTGGCCTCATCAGCCGCAATCAACTCGCCACGCTGCTGTGTCACCTGTAGCTTTGCCAGCTCCGCTTGGTAATGCTCGCGCCTAGCGCGGCTTTCATTCAAATCGGGGATCGCATCATCAGGCAAACGGTTCACCCGTTGCTTTAACTCCTTGGCATCCTTTGGCGCAGGCGTCTCAATCGGATCCGGCTCGCTCACCTTCGCGTTGCTGTTTTTAAGCGTGTTCTTGTTCCACAGCTCCAAGGCATAGTCGCGGTCTAGCCATCGCTTGCCATCCTTCTCAACGACAGCAGCGGCAATCCGACTCTTGCTTGCATGGGTAACAGCTGCCTTTGTGCAACCTTTGATCGCCGCTAGCTCAGCGAACGTGATAAGCACAGAGTTAAGTGAAACTAGTGCCAAGTTAACTCCCGCTAAACCGCACTAAATTGGGCTAGGGGATGGCTTATTGAGAAACGCCAGATCCCTTGCAGCGCAAGGGTTTAGACGGTTTCAGCGCTGACGCTAAAAAATTTGCGAGCTCTGCGATTACCA